GATCCAAGTGGCCGCAGTCCTGATACAACCCGTCCTTAATCCATACCTGCTTTGCATAGTCATAAGATAGCGCCTTTTTGTCTTCGCTGATATACGTCCTTGTCATATTGTCCGTCCTTCCTGCGCCGGTTGGCGCTTGGTGCTACACTTAACATCATATTAAATACTATGTAAGCTTACTACATACATCGACCATATGCAAGTTATATTAACAACTATCTTTATGATTATACTGCAAGATTGTTATGCGGATTAGTCATAGTGGCAATTATAGTAGAGGCTGTGGAAAGAAAATATACCCATCTTTTAACAGACGTTAAATAGACTTATTGTACTTGTGATAAGCATGGTACTTATCACACTTATCATACATATTGTATATATGGTAACTACAATAAGTCTCCGGTTATGGTTCTATACCCTAGCCCCCGTCCCCCCCCAACGTCGTCGTATATATATAAAGTAGCTCCTATAAAATCTCTATAATTTTTTACATTCTAAATTATTTATATATTGTAACAGTATATATAGTATTACCTTACATATATACACATACAAGGTATAAAAATAATAGTTGACATTGATTATATTATACTGTATAATGTATAGTGTGTTGGCTTAAAACATATATGATAAATCATCATATTTTATATGCACTTTAATTATGGAGAGGATATGGATAAAATTAATAAAATAAACACACGCTATATTAAGAAAATCAATCCTAAGCATCGTGCTATAATGCGTCAACTTGTTGCCGGACGATCTAAGAAAGAAATGAGTATAGAATCTGGATTAACTGAAAGTAGAGTAACAGACATAATAGCATCTCCAGTTTTTAAAGCCGAATTAGAAGAAATGAAAGTGTCTGTCAATAGGGAGTTTGCTAAGGCAGAAGGTAAGAAGCTACACATAGACAGAACCAGAGAACGCCTTACCGGCTCCAGTGAGAAGGCAGCCATAACATTAGACAATGCCCTAGAAGACAACAACGTACATGGTCGCATTAATGCTGCCAAAGACATCCTAGACAGAACAGGATATGGTAAAGAAGAGAAGGTAAGAGCACACGTCTTAGTCGAACCAAGTGAAGGCCTAATAGATGTAATAAAGAGAATAAGTAAGGAAGAGCATGGATCAGCAGAGTTTAGTCAACTTACGGAAACGTCTACTGGATAACTTCTCTTATTTCTGTCAGTGTTTCTTAGAGAGGTCATACTACGACGCTAACTTCCATACCGAACTATGTAACTTCATGCAGAAGGAAAGCACTGCCAAACTAATAGTCCTCCCCCGAACCTTCCTTAAGACAACCATAGCCGCCTCAATGTATGCCCTATGGAAAGCAACCAATAACCCTGCCACTCGTATCCTAATAGTCTCCAACACCACACCCAATGCTCAAAAGACAGTCCGGTCAATAAGAGCCATAGTAGAAAACAATGAAACCTACCACCTCCTATTTCCAGACCGTGTACCAGACTTCTCCAAAGTCAGATGGTCAGACTCTTGCGCTTGTCTAAACCGTCCAGTAGACCATCCCGAAGGAACCTTTGAAGCAGCCGGTGTAGGCTCCAACGTCATCCGCCGTCACTTTAACTTCATTATAGAAGACGATACTGTAGCCCCCAAGAAAGACGAACTAACCGGAGACGAGGCAATGCCCTCAAAGGACGATATTGAAAAGGCAATAGGTTTCCACAAACTAACTATCCCCCTCCTAATTGACGAGGAAGACGTACGCATTGTAATAGGTACCCGCTGGTCAAGCTACGACTTAATAAACCATATAAAGACCAGCGAGAAGTTTGACACATACGATAGACCATGCTACAAAGAAGATGGAACCCCAAGATACAAGAAGTTCAGCCGTAACCGCCTAGACACCATCTCAGCAGGTATGGGGCACTTCATGTTCTCAATGTTATATTTAAATATACCACTTGCCAAAGAATTCATGTCCTTCAATCCAGACTGGTTTGAATATTACGATGAACGAGATTTACCAGAAGAAGGTGAATCAATCGTAACTATAGACCCCGCAGACCCACCAACAGGCAAGAAGTCACAAGACTATACAGCAATAGTATCATGCAAACATTGTAAGAGTGGCATCTTTGTAAGACGTTACCGCCGTGCCCGCTACACAGACAAAGCCCTAATACGAGAAGGAATGAACGTAGCATTCGCGGACAGCGCCTCAATAATCCGTATTGAAACTAACCGTTATGCCCACCTTGAAGCAGGCTTTAGAGAACAGATGGCCCTCGACAATGAATACTACGCCATCGAAACTGTAAAAGCTAAAGCTGTCGCCAAAGAAGCTCGCATCAAGAACCGACTCTCCCCCCTATTTGAAAACGGAGTAATCAAATTTAAGAAGGGAATGAGAGAGTTAGAGGAAGAACTAACAACCTTCCCATATGGCAAACACGATGACTTAATAGACGCTCTATCATGGCAGATAGAACGCTACATACCACGTCAAGGAGAGACAAGAAAGGTAAAGAAGAAGGAAAGATACAACGTATTTAGTTTAGACCAAATACTAGAAAGTATGCATCCTTCTCGTCAACAATATCCCTTCCCATCTCAGATGAAGTATGAGGATGTGGTTTAATAGTATATATTTAATAATTGAAATTATGGAGTTAAAGCAAAGGAGTGTCGGATGAGAAACATGTCGGTTAGAGAGTACAATATAGCTAGGAACTTGGATGTAGACCAAACTGGAGATTTGTTGATTACTGGGAAACGCGTGTTGTTTGGGTGGTTTATAAGTAATCAAAACGCAGCCGTGTTATACGTCAAATTCTATAATAAGGCAACCGCACCCACAGTTGGAACAGACACACCAGTGTTAACCCTAGCAATTCCTGCGGTGAGTGCTGCTAACGTAGAGTTCTTGGGTGGAATTGCGTTCAGTTTGGGGATAGGTGTGGGTGCAACAACAGGTGTGGTGGATGCGGATACTGGTGCACCTGGAGCTAGTGAAGTTGTAGTTAACGCACTATACAGATAAGGAGATATAGATGCCACCTGGAAAGATGGGATTACTTGGAGTTGGCTATGGATGCAGTACAAACATAGAGGAAGTGCATCATATTCTTGTTACCGCTGATGATAGGATTGTGGTACATAGACGTATAAAGATGAGTCCGAGGCGCGTACCTATACGGAAGAGATTTCTGGTAGCGGGGGGAGTGACACTAAACCGATGAACATGGATGTAATAAATAAGATTCCTGGTGGGTCTAGCAACGGCATGAAAATGATGTATGAACTCGCTAAGGAATGCCCTACAGATAGAATCCTAGAGTTAGGGAGTTATGTGGGAAAGTCAGCGATTGCTATGGCTACCGCCTTTAAGGATTCTGGACGGCAGGGAACTGTAATATGCTGTGATGGGTTTATAAACGGCCTCAAGCATTGGGGGCCGGGACATCCAGAATATAAGGATGTGCTAAAATCGTTTTGGGAGTATGCCCATATGGCTAAAGTCGAGGATTACCTAGTCACTTTGCAGGGTGAGATAAACGATACTCTTCGCAGGTTGAAAGGTAAGTTTGGTCTGGTGTATATAGACGGCGGTCATACTGCGGAGAACATTATACCTAATGCTTTGTGGGCTTGGGACAACGTAGTCGAGGGCGGGCTTATAGTCTTTGATGACTATGGGCATGAAGTGTGGACAGATATTAAGGTCTGTGTAGACGTTTTTCTAAAGAAGTGGGATAGACAGATGTATAAGTCAGAGTTCTCTAAGGTGGTTGTGAAAAGATGAGACAGATAACATTCAAAATAAATGAGGAGTGTAACTTTAACTGTTTCTACTGCTCTGCGAACCACTACCGTCCAAATACGGAGATACAACTAGACAAACTAGAGAAGGCGTTTAAGCGCATCGGGAAGGTTGAGATATTCCAGATTACTGGCGGTGAGCCTCTACTCTTAGAGGAGAAGGTCTTGGGGCTTATAGATATAATAGACGCTGAGCGCATCTATCTCTTCTCTAATTTGTCGCTGTTAGCGCCTGATTTCTTAGACAAAGTGAAGAAGAAGATAGAGTTCTTCACCACCTACCATTACTTCGATATAGGGTTTGATGACTATATAGAGAAGGTTAGTTTGGCTAGTAGGTTCAGGGTGCATATTGCCGCGATACTACACCCCATGCTCACAGAGAGGTTCATCGAAGGTGTGAGCGCTAGGTTCAGGAAATGGGGTAAGAAAGTTTCGTGGAAAAGCTGTTCGGGAATGCACAACGGCGTGAGGTATCCCAACGTCGAGTATCTTGATAAGTTTAGTAAGTATTTGAAAACGAGTGAGCGTGAATTGTTTAATAGCAAGTCACGAATAAGTTTTAAGGGGAAGATGTGTGCTGCTGGAAAGGATGCTATCAACATCTTCAATAACGGGGATGTGTTCAGGTGTGTAGCTGCAAAGGTGAAGGAAGAGAAGATGGGCAATATATACGATGAGGGGTTTAGCGTGGATACACAACCGAGAGAGTGTGTATTCCCTTTTTGTAACTGTTACTATCAAGGACAGAGGTATGTTGTATGATTAAATGCACACTAGGTTCTATCATAACCAGGGACTACTTTATGGAAGAGTGGGTACGCAACCTGAAGAAGATGAAGTTCCCGAAGAAGGATATGAGGTTGGTATGGGTCGTTACCAAGTCTATAGAGGATAAGATACTTCCCTACTTTAACTCTTTCAAGAAGGGCTTTCAAGAGGCGGAGATGGTGCTTAGTCCCTTCAAGGTTTACGACCATGTAGTAGAGGCTCAGTCTAAAGAGGGATTTCAGAGGAAAAGGTGGGGAGTCTCCTTAAACTTTAACATTCTCTACCAATATAGAAAAGGGGATTTGTTCATAATAGAGGACGATGTATTTCCACCGTTCTACGCATATACTAAGTTATCCTCGTTAGCAAGATTCAACTTGGTAGGTGCAGCTTCAGGTATAAGTTACAACTGGAAGTTCGGGAAGGAAGATACTCCCCTAGCGTGGTTCTTTATCAAGCGTAGGGTTCTTCCTTGGGAAGTGATAGAGGAGATAAAGAAGAAGGTCGCTGCGTTCGACTTCTTCGACTACGACCTACGAGTCCTGAATCCTGGAGGCGTTGGTGTAGAGGAAGTCCACGCATCAAGCACAGGATGTGTGTATGTGAATGAGAGATGTCTAAAGGATTATTATGCTACACCTGAGGGGGACCTTCGAGTTGGACAAGACATAAATTTGGGGTGGCATATAACGCATGAGTTGATGTTGAGATATTTATTAGACCATGGTGTGTTGTGTGGACATAAACACGTTGATGAGTGTGGAAATGTGAAGGGAGTGTAGTAATGTATGATGGCAAACCGAAGTATGGAAATCCAAGGTCGGAAGCTGAGCGTAGACGGAGACATAAAGCAAAGTATGGGAAGAATGCGAAGTTACCTAAGCGTGGAAGTGGGAAGAGGGGCGAGTCGGCAACCGCACAAGCAATAAGGGAGAAAAAATGAGTAAAGTAACTATAGACGATTGGCAACAACTAATCGAACAAGGAGTACGCTATAAAGAAAACTATGGCAACTCTAAGCGTTGGCATACTTACCGCCAGTACGGTAGAGGTATATTCTCGGGATACGATTCATCTACAGGAGGCATCCTTCCTTATAACCTAACCTACGCCATGAAACGTGCCCTTGTACCCAACGTCTATTTTCGCAATCCATACATAACCATCTCTTCCCGCTACCAACCAGGCTACGACATGCACGCTAAAATAATAGAGTCAGTAGACAACTGGCTCTTACAAGAAATGAATATAAAGAGTGTAGTAAAAACTGCTGTCCAGGATGCATACTATACAGGAAGGGGAATAATTAAAATAGGTTATGATTCGTCAGGAAATTCTACACAATCGCTTACAGGGCGTGGTTTGGAAGACTTCGCAACTACCAATCAAGTAAGAAATAAAAGTGGTGAACTTGTGGAGTATAACGTAAACGTAAAGCCAGGCATGCCCTGGGCGGTTCGTGTAATGCCAGATTTCATTATCGTACCCTTCGGAGTACGCACCCTTGATGAATGTCCTTGGATAGACCATGTAATAATAAGAGAACTCGAAGACGTAAAGAACGACCCAAAATACAAGAACACTAAAGACCTAAACGGTACCCATATAGAGATGCTCCATAAAGACCCCTACTTAGGAAACTTCTACAAAGAACTATCAAACAAAGTAGACCTAGTAGAGATACATGAGATTAGAGACTACAAGCGCAAACAAATCCTTGCCTTTGTTCCAGGCTATGACAAATTCATCCGTCCACCTGAAGAGGATAAACTTCAAATTGAAGGTCTACCATACGTAGACTTTGCCTTCAACGAAGACCCTGAATATTACTGGTGTCCTTCCGACGTACAAATAATTGAACCACAACAACTAGAAATAAACGAGGCACGTACCCAAGCAATGCTACACCGTCGTGTTGCCCTACTTAAATTCTTGTACCAAGACGGAATGATAGATCCTGGAGAACTAGACAAGATGTTAAGCGATCAAGTAGCACCAGGTGTTAAGGTCAAGGGTCCTCCAGGACAGGCAGTTACTCTCCTCCAACCTCACATACCAGCCGACCTTCTTGGCTGGACAGAAGCAATACGAGGCGATGTTCGAGAACTACTTGGTCAAGGCCGCCAACAAATGGGAGAGGTTGACAGGTCAAGCAGACGTACCGCAACTGAGTCCCAAATCGTGCAACGTGCCCATGAATTACGAATGGATGAACGCCGTGACCTAGTTGCCGATACAATAGTCAACTTAATGAGAAAGACTAACCAAATAATATTTAAGAATTGGGATGTCGAAAAGGTTGCACAGGTAGTCGGCTATGACGGAGCAAAGTATTGGGTAGCATATAATGCCAAAGCATTACGTGGAGAATACAACATCAAGGTAGACGTTGAAAGTATGACTCCACAAACTAAGGCGGTAAAGAAACAGGAAATAGTACAAATCATAGGACTTCTTTCAAAGAATCCACGTGCAAACATCGACTACTTAATGAAGATGTTACTGCGCGAATATGAGTGGATGGACGCTATGCAAATCCTACCCGAAGCACAAGAAACAATGGGAAAGCCAATGTCATCAAATCAGTTTGGACAGCAACAACAAGGCCTCCTTCAAAACCCAGCGGAATTAAGCTCAAGAGCAAAACAAAATGCTGGTATGGTAGCCGGAAGGATGGGAGTGTGAGTGACACCTGTGAAGTGTGTGGTAATTGGAAGCCGGTGTGTAAGTGTAATGGCGTATTTGGCGCAATCACATTTCAACCCATGATATACAAAGACATCTGTGAAACACCTTTATTAATTGAAAGTAAAAAACAACTAAAACGTGAGTGCGATAAACACGGAGTAGTTGCAGCCCGACTACTTTAACAAGCGAAAGGAGGACGCATGGGAGAACCACTTATTGTAAGTGAGACTGGTAAGAACCCAATAGGGGTTCCGCCAAAAGGAACTATAACAGTAAAGTTGTACAAGAACAAACCATACACTACTACTTTTGAAGGAGATATTATAGGCAATGACTTAACCAGAGTATGGTTAGCAATTAACAGACAGTACAAACTATGGAAACATAATATTTTTAAACAAACTACTAACCTCATTAAAGAGGAAAGTAAAAGAAAGGAAGAATCAAAATGCCTAGCGAAGAGGAGAATAAAAGTAGCGACGTAGAAAAAGCTGGTGGCGAAGGCCAGCAACTCACCCAGCTCCAAGAACAACTTGGAACATTGAAAGGTGAGATGCAATCATTAAAGGATGCGAAGATTGACCTTGAACACAAACTCGATGACGCTGATAAAGAATTACTCAGCTCGGACTACCTCACATTTAAGGAGGGTGGTAAATCCTCCTCAGGTGCGGGTGATGGAGGTCAGGGTGGAGCCGGAGCGGGCGAGGGCGGGTTCGATTATGACCGAGCTTCTAACAAGGAGCTTGCAGATCACATCTCCAAATCAGCTAGTGGGGCTGTGAACAAAGCGGTGGTCGAGTTGGCGAATCGTATGGATGATACTGAAAAAAGGATGGGTCTAACATTCGCTAAAATCGACGTATCACTCACTTCCAATAAGCACTCAGATTTTGAGGAGAATAGAGAGGCTATCTATAAGGTAGCTAAAGACAATCCTTCTTGGGGTGCGGAGAAGTGTTACCGCCAGTTCAAACTCGAATCCAAACAAACCGCGGATGAGAAGGCTACAGCTGACGAGAAGAAGGCTGAGGAAGAGCGAAGTTTAGCGACCGAGAAAGGTGGAGTGTCTGACAGTATCGCGCAAGGCAAGAAACTTACCGCAGATGAAGCTGCGGAGTTAGCGTACCGTAAGGCATTTGGCAATAAAGAATAAGGAGTAAAACAATGGCAGCACCTACATTGACCGAAACACTGAATACTATGTACACAACTACGTGGTATCTCAGACGTAAAGAAATTGTTGACCAGATTTTTGATGCAACTCCCTTCTGGTATCTTTTAAAGAAGAAGGGTCGCAGGAAAACTGAGTCTGGCGGCAGAAGTATAGAAATACCTCTACAGTACGCAAAGAACGAGACAGTTGGTTTTATCGGAAGAGGTGGCACCGTAGATATTGCAGCTACCGACCCGCTAACTGTGTCTCATTGGGATTGGAAATATCTCACTGGTCATATCGTTCGGTACTTTGCAGATTTCCAGAAGAATAGAGGAAAGGCTCAACTCATCAACAAAGTCAACTCTGACATTGACAATCTACAGTCAAGCCTAATTGACCAGATGGAAACATCTTTATTTGGAGATGGAACCGGAGACGCTGGCCAGGCAATCGATGGAGTTGATAACATTATTGCTGAAGCACCCGCAACAGGCACTGTTGGTAACTTGAACCGTGCCACATATACTTGGTGGAGGAACAACTACAAGGATATGAGTGGTGAAGCCGCTTCAATTTATCTTCGCAAGAGGATGAACACGATGTTCAACGATTGCGGTCAGCAAGGGGAAGGTGTAAGCCGCTTCCCAGACATTCTGGTTTGTGACCAGACTGTGTACGAAATGTATGAGAGTGAAGCACTTGAAATCTCTCGTATCATGGTTAGCGATAAAAAGATTGCAGACCTTGGATTTGGAGATCTCGCATTCAAAGGTCGTCCAATTACTTGGTCGCCTAGTTGTAAAGCTGGTTCACTGTATTTCTTAAACACAAGTGTTATGCAGTGGGTAGCCGACCCTGTCGAGAACTTTAGTCTCGGAGAATGGCTCCCAATAGTCAACCAACCTAGAGATGTGGTCGCACACTCAATGGTGGTTGGTAACTTAACGGCAAGCAACTGTAAGCGTCTCGGAGTAATATTCGATATCGCTGAATAACCCAAATGCTCGACGTGACCGAGTTTAAAAAACTGGATGGGGACGGTGGTCAAGTCACCTACCCCCAAACATAACAGGAGGAATACATGAGAACACAAGGTGGAAATTATGGAGCGCTGTTAGCGGCGCAGGGGTTGTATGAAACGTCTACAAGTCCGGTGTGTGCGATTGGGACACGTCTCCCACTAGGAGATAGAACATTCTTCTATGGACACGTTGCATCAACAGTAGCAGCAGGATTGTTGGCTTCCCCAGATTTTAGTGTGGATGGGCCGATTCTATTGGCGGATGGTAGTTTGGTAGCGATGACAGCAGCACAATCCGAATACTCGAAGTATGCGGTGACTGCGGCACTAACAGCTGGTCAACGTGTGATTGCAGTAACACACGGCAGTTCGTTAGATAACATCACCGCAAATTCACTACAGAATGGATACGTTGTTCTGAGTGATAGTGCGGGCGTGGATGTGATTATGAAGATTAAGGAGAATAAGGCACACTCCTCATCTGTCACAGATTACGTAGAGATTAAGCTGTGGGACGAGATACCAGCTGCGATGGCTGACGCAACTACGAGCGTGTTAATATCCTGCAACCTGATGCGTAACTTAACACCTGGAACACAAGGTACGGATGAAGCACCACAAGGTGTGCCACTTATTAGTGTAGCCACAGGTTCGTATGCGTGGTTTCAAACATGGGGTCCTGCCGGTGTTGTGAGTGTTACAGATACTGGGTTAGGTGGTCAGCGAGTGGAGTTTGTGAGTACTGGTAATGTAGCGTTAATGGACACGGACGGTACTGAAGCACAGATGGGTTATGGATTGAGTGATGTTACGACAGCTGGAGATTTAGCTTTCATAATGTTGCAGATTCGTCCCTAACACAAATTGTTGGTAATGTAGTTAAACCTCCCCCTCCTGAGGGGGATAAACGAAGAGAGGTTTAGGATGACAACGAAGATTGTTGGTGGAAGTGGATTTGGAGCGTTAATAGCAAATCAAGATTTACACACCGCGAGTGCAACACAGATGCATAGACTTGGTACTCGTCTTGTGAGAGGTGATAGGATATTTAAGTATGCGAAGGCTGGAGCTACATTAGTGGTGCCTTTCTTATGTGGCTACTACGATTATGGAGTTAGTGGTTATGCAGCCGTACCGACAGAAACACCAGCTGGTTCGACAACGGTGTATGCGACAGTTGGTGCTAGTGAGGGTGTAGGAAGTGATGGAGTGGTTGCGGAACATGAGTTGGAAGGTGGGTATGTTACAATATTTGCGTTGAATGCTGGTGCTGCAAGTACTGATTACACCTTCCAGATTGTGGATAACACAGCAGCTGCGAGTGGTAGTGCTACTAAACTCACTATCGACTCACCTCTGCCATTTACGTGCTCGACGAGTTCGGCGACGGAAATCACTGGCAACATCTATAGTGATGTTAGGAGTGGTAGTACGGGTTCAAGTAGAATGTTAGTTGGGAAGCCTATGGCTCCTGCAACAACCACATATCCATATTGTTGGATACAGACGTGGGGTCCTTGTTGGCTTGTACCTGCTGCTGCAGTTGGTAATATAGCAGGTCAGACATTAGTTACCAGTACCGCAAATGGTTCTGCTGCAGTACTAACAACCA